TTTTTCATCTTTTTTTATTTCCCATTCGCTTATTGTTATCAAATCCCCTATTTGTGGTTGAACTTCCCATATTGCAGTTTTTGCATCTAAAGCAGCATAAAATACACTTTCTCCTTGCAAATTACATCTACCGTAATTTGATAAGCCCTTAGGAGGACCTACCAAATCTGTAATCTTTTGGAGTCGGACATTTTTACCTTCATATAATGACTTGTTAACTGTTACTCTAAATAATCTGGTAGGATGAGTATCAGCAAAAAATGTAAATTTGATATTTAGAAATTTAACAAATTCCATTTTAAGTTTTTCCAATTCGAGTTTATTTAGGTGGTGAAGACCATTTTGACTAAGGCTTCGAAAATAATCCAGCTTATCCTTGATATCCTCAAGAGAATTATACTTTTGGTTCTTAAAATCAAAAACTTGCTCTATCATTGTATATATTCTTAAAGTGACTATATAGGATATAAAAATACATATTTTTCAGAAAACAGCTATATATACTTCTGTGTATTTTTTGATCTTAATAAATTTAACACTTGTAACTACTTTCCCATGTGTATAATCGAAACCTTCATTTATGATATTTCTTCTATTTTCAATCTCATCAGTTCATAGGATACTTGATTTTTTTCTAACTTTG